AATATCGGCAGGGGACATCATGCTAGAATCTTCCATTGCCATGAGAAGTTCCACCTTTCATAAAATTTTGTATTTGAGAAAAGCAATATTGCGCACTACTGCTTAACTGCGAGTTAAAGGAAACTCTTTACTTGCGGGTAAATCTGTTCAGCCATCTTTTTCGCTTGGTCTACTTGCTGTTGGCTGAATCTGCCGGTCTTTACAAGTTCGTCAACCACAGCGCTCGGATTTCGAGAACCGACCATTTGCTTCACTTGGCCGAGCATCTGAATCATTTGCATCGGGTTACTTTGCAGATTTGGTGTTGACGCGGCGGGTGTCGCCTGTTGGAACAGAGAAGTCAGAGGATTCATTCTTCACATCTCCCTTAATATTCAATAATTCGTTGAGCCGTTCATCTACAATTTGACGGATTTTGCCCTCGTCTAACTGCTTACAATCTGTAGCCGGTTCGCCAGACATTTCGGAGAACTTGAATTTCTTGAATGTGACAGCGCCGGAAACATCGCAAGACTTCACATAGAAGTACGGATTGTTGTTATCCATGAACCAAGCTGTTTGATTTGGCTGAACAATGCGATTTCTCGCATCTTCCTCACTGGAAACAAAAATCCAAGGCATTGAGCCATAGCCCTGATTTAGGACGTCTGGGGCGTTCTGTGCCTTAGGCATAAAACTATTCGTCTGCGGTTGATAAAGCTGTTGTGGGGCTTGCCAGCCGCCATACGGTTGATTGTAGCCCATAGGTGAGCCATACATAGGCATCTGCACTGTCTAACACCTCATTTCTGATTCAATTATAAAAAGAAAAAGCCCTATCGAGAAGTCCCGATAAGGCTTTTATTTGTCTATTATTCAGATGTGTTTGAACAGTTGTTCTTCGGCTTTATAGGTGATAACTTTGATTCGCTGGACGGAGTAGCCAAATTCTTCCGAAAGCTGGTCAAATGTCCGCTCGTCAATCAGGCGGCGTTTCAGAACAGCTCTCGGCGTTTCGCCTCTTACCAACAAATCAATCAGTTCGGATAACTCTTTGTTAGAAATATCCTCACTTACCACTCTTTTTGCCATTGCTTTGATTCTTTCTAACGCGGGTTCTTGTCTTAGTCCGCGTTGTTGTGGTAACTGTCTTAATGCGTACTTTCTGTTTTGCCATTGTTAATCACCACCCGCCGTAACGTCAAGGCTTGCATCGCCATCAGCAGTTTCTTGTGTTGCGTCAACTGTTTGCGTTGTAGTGGTTGTAACTGTTTCTGATGTCTACACTTGGAACTGTGCTTCATAGAACAGCCACGCAACATTTGTTGCAACAAGCAGGACAATAAGCAGAACGATAATCGAAAAATATCGCTTCTCGCGCTTCTCGTGACGCATTTCGCAAGATTTAAACACAAACTGTGAAATGTAATTATCTGTCCCGCTGGTAGGGTCTTTCACCATGTCCAGCTTTGTATCAACATCCATTGGATTCACACCTTAATCATCAAACAGTTTGTCCTTGATTTCTTCAAGGTTTTTTCGGATTTCGGGAAGCTCTTTTGAAAGGGTTTCAATTACGCCGTATAGCTTATCCTCACGTTCCTTGGAAGTCTTAACAACCCACCAAATCAGGATGAAAAACGACACAATAACGCAGCCGAGAACGCCGTAGTTCATGTAAACGTTTTGGGCAATCTCTGTCGGCATAAGTCACACCTCGCTCAACTCTGCATTGTCGTAGCCAAGAGACTTTAACTTGAACTTAAAGTTCTCTGCATTTTCGCGGCTTGCGAATCGAACAAAGACTTGATACTCTTTCGCTTGAGGAATATCTTCTACCGGCATAACTTCATCAGGAACTACGTCAGTAGAAACAGCAATCGGCTCTGCATCACCGATTTGCTTTTGACTTGCAATTTCTGCTTTCTTAGTGCGCATCTTCAAACACCCCTATTATTTACTAGAGGACTTGAAAATGCCCTCATACAGTGCAACAGCAGTTGCACCAGAGCCAATACCCATTGCGCACGCAGTAAACGCATCCGTGGCAGGGTAAATAGCCGGGTAAACAACCCAAGCAGCAATGCTAAGAATTGCGCCAGCTGCCATGCAGATAACAGGAATCCACTTATTGTCTGCCGAGGTCTTTGTCTTGTACGCATAAGCGATAAGCTCAACAATGGCGGTAATAGATGCCATCGAAGCAACATTCATGAAAATATCCACCTTGTATCACCTCTTTTTATTGTAGTGTAGCATACCAGCTCGAAGTTGTCAAGCGTCATTTTCAATCTGCTCATTCGTTGCGGCATTTTCCGATGTTACGTCAGATGCAGCGTCCAGCGCATCATAATACGCCTGTGCCAGCGCTTCCACCTGCCGCGTCTGTGGCGATACCTGCTGAACGTTCTGCTTCTTCGGCAGCGTTACTTGCTGCAATGCCCGCTTGTGTGGCGCGTTCGGCAGCTTCCTGTGCAGCTGCTTTGCTTTCTGCCGCGTTCTTTTCGCTTAAAGCCGCAGCTGTTGCCGCCTGTACAGCTTCTTCCCTGTAAGGCTTTACCGTGTCTGCCGCATCCTTCGCGGCGCTCTCGGCGCTCTGCTCGGCATTTTTTGCGCTTTGCTCTGCGTTCTTGGCGGCGGTCTGTGCGTCCTTACTTAGAGTTAAAACCTGTTGCAGCAGGTCGGGCGTAGGCTCTGCTGGCTCTGTACCGCTTGCATTTGAGTGTTTCCTTACGATGTACTCACAATCGGCAGAAATGCGCTGTACGCCGTCTGCAATACCTACAAACACAATCGTTCCAACGCCGTACAAGTCAGCCGTAGCTTCCTTCGGAACTTTGATAACGCCGGTAACGGAATCAACAGCAACTCGAACGGGCTTCTTGTTAGGGGGGGATTAAATGTCGCTATTACGCTTAAATTTACCCAATCCGGCGCTTCAACAATTTGAAGTTGTTCCTCTCCATAGCTGTCAAACGTGCCAAGTTCCAGCTTTTCACCATTCTCTGTTGTGGCATTGTAACCATTCAGTTTTATAACGTGCATCTTATTCCACCCACTCGGATTTATAGAGATTTTTCTCCACAAGGCCAAGTTCCTTGCAGAGACTATAAATTTTATCAGCGTCACCCTGCGAAACCGGCCCGACAGAGATTAGCTGTAACTTGGACTTAGGCTCATCAACTTCTTTGCTAGCGGTTCTCATTTCACGCAATGCGGCGGTAACGGTAAGTGCCGATGTAGGGCTGCATATTATTGTGGGGCTTACCTTCACCCACTGGATGGGTCATAAGTGCTGTGTTGTCGTACCTGTCAAAGGGGTGAGTTGGTGCATATTGCGTTGATGGGCTGCTTGCAGTGCTGAGAGCCCATCCGTGGAGCTGATGCTGATGGGACGGCATCTCTGCAATATTCAGTGTATGCTCCGTCTCACCGCCAATACTACCCGCATTATACTTTCCGCCAGCGCCAACCGTCACCCTGTCAGTTCCGTACCGTTCCCACGTGCCATAACCAAAATAATTGTGCACTTTTTCTGGCGTGCTTAAATCTGGTGCACCTGATATTCCAGTTGGGTCAAATTCAAAAATATACCCAATGGGGAGTTCTTGCATCCCCACTCCCATAAAATTACTCATTTTCCGTCCCTTCCACAATGGCTTTGTACTGTTCTTTGGTAATCAGCCCCTTCCTGACGGCTTGGGCAACCATAGATTCGGTCCACCAGCCTTTTTTATGCCAAAGTTTAATTTTTTCGTACATTTCAGTTCTCCTAGGGAATCATTGTGCCTGTCATCATTGCAGTGTATGTTACCTGCGCATTAAGTTTTTCGGCGGCATCGCGGCGCGCTTCTTCCTCTTTGGCGGCTTGCTCGGAAGCCTTGGCGGCGGCATCGGCGGCATCTTTTTCTGCTTGTGCCTTTTCTGCAATATCCGCAAGTTCCGCATCGGTGTACGGCACATACCGATGCACTTCTTCGTACTCGTCCCATGCGCCCTGTGCTGGAGTTGTGATTTCCTGCCGAAGCCCATCTGGGAAATCGGCAGTGACCGTTCCTGTCATCACTTCATACCGCACGGATGCGGGTACAGCTTCGTGATGCACCGTGACACGTTTCGCAGTTTCTAACTTGCCGAGCGTCATGTCGGGGTTTTGCAACTCGTGCTCAAGTGTTGCATCGTAAATTTTCATGTTCACACCTCTAAGTACCACGTAACGTCCAAATCGCAGTCAGGCTTAGTGTCGGCGGTGATTTTTACCGTGATGTTGCTTGCCGTCACTGTAAACTCTGTTGTTCCCCTAGCAATCGTTCCAAGATTGCGGCGCTTTGTGGCATCTGTATTGGCATTGCCCGTCTGCGTTGTCAGAGGTGGCAGAACGTTTTTAATCGTAAATGTCTCACTGTTGGTGACAGTCTTACTCTGTGTGTACTTGCCGTTTTTCGCCGTCCAGCCACCCACGGTAAATGTAGCGGTGACTGTCTTAAACTGGTCTTTGATTTCAATACCGTCAATTTTTTCGAGAAGCGTGTCAATCTTTTCACCAGAATATTTTAATTGATAACCTTCGGGCATTCAGTCTCACCACCTCTAATAATAAATAGTGCTGCACCAATAACGAAGCAACAGCTTAATGCTATTACGTTCATTTTACTCTACCCATTCAGATTTGTAAAGCCCTTGTTCTGTTAAACATAGTTCTTTTGCTGTGGCGTAGATTTTATCTGCATCGCCTTGTGAAACAGGGCCAATGGTAATCATCTGTAACTTGGACTTTGGCTCGTTTACTTCTGGGATGTCGTTCTTTTCTACCTTGACTTCCGAATCATACACGCCGACAGCATTTGCAAAGCCGATGTATTTTGTAGGGTCAAGACCTTTGCCGGTGGCAGATGCGCGAACCTCAAAGTGGCAATGCTTGAAAGGCGGGTTGGCAAGTGCCGCATTTCCAGTGTTTCCCATAACGGCAATCGGGTCTCCACTTTTAACTTTCTGCCCGACCTTAACCAAGAGTTTCTCGCAATGGCAAAAATAAAGGTAGTTCACAACATCGGGCGTTTGGTTCGCGTCCAGCTTAACGCAGACATAATAGCCCCATTCCCATGTCCTGTTTCGCTTGTCTGTGACAATTCTTGCCGTCACTACTGTGCCGGAAATGCTCTTGTCTGCATATCGCGGAAAGTGAATAATTGAATCGTCAAGGCCGTCAACATCAGCGCCACCGTGCCAGACCTTGCCGTTCCCTCGCGTATAGCCATAACGCGAGTACGGGAAACGGATTCGATTTCTACCGTCAAAAAGCATGAAAATCACTCCTTTTCTGCTTCTGCTTGTTTGTCTTTCGTGCCTGTGTCCATTTCCAACGTATCTACGTGCAAATTCACTTCTTGGTTAGCTTGCAGGTTTGCGATTTGCTCACTCTTTAACTCTGCGTTAAGTTTCAAAAGAGCATTTTCTACAACCAAGGACTTTACCATAAGCGGCATCGTTGAGTTGTTGAGTACAGAAAACAGGTCTCGTTGCAGATTTATAATTACTTCGTTATCACTCATAGTATCTCCTTTACCATGCGTTGCCTTGGTTGGCAGTCAACAGATATTCCCAAGTGGGACTTCCCTCTGAGTTTGTGTAGTTTACACGGGACAAAGCAACGTTGTGGCCGTCAATTCTTAAACGCTTGCATTCCAGATAGCCCAAAGCATTAACACCGCCGATTGACACATGACCCTCACCGTTTGAATCTGCACGAACATCAAAGAATTTTGTGTGTGTGCCACCAGTGTACATTTCAAAGTGAGAACCAGCGCTATCATTATATAGGTCAATACGGTTGTCGTTATAGCCATCGCTGCCGTAAATTCTGATGTGACCAAGAACGTAAGAACCGCCTACGCTGTCAGAGTAAATTTTTACGGCAGGGCTATACGAACCGCCAGATACCATCTGGGACAATGTTATTTCGCCATTACCGATAACAGCTTCGCTGTATGTTGTTTTTGAAGTTAGCGTACCAGTGATACGTACAGTGCCGTCTTGTGCTAATTTGAAGTTATCAGAATCAACAACAAGTGTATCTCCCTTGAACGTGATTGTTCCAGATTCAATCGCAACGGATGACGAGTCAAGCGCGAACTTAGAGCGAACATTTCCATCTGTAACGGCTGTCACTTCAAACTTGTCAAAAGTTTGTTTTAGTTTCGTGTATTGTGAACTTAGTCCACTGATGTCTTGCGCTGTTTGTTCAGCCTTTACGGTAAGGCCATCAACCGTTGCAGAGATTTTAAGAATCCTTTGCTTCGAGTTGTATTTGACGTCATTCACAGCAGTAGTCGTGTTGCGGTTAGCATTACCAACGCTCTCAAAAGTGCATTTACCGCCACTGTGCTTTACACTTGTAATCCAAGTGTCGAACTCATTTTTCCCGTCACTTACGGTTACAATATCGCCAACCTTGATTTCAAGTGTCTCCGGTGTCTGAATATTTGAACAGGGAACATAGGTAATGTTATTCAGACCATCGTACAGATTCTTGACATACGGACGTAGTGCCGCATCGGAAGTTGTTGAAAGAAGCTGATTACCTTGAATGACAAGCGCGTTAGTGCCTTGCTCGTCAGCAGGATAAACAACGCCTACATCATCATTAGATTGCCTAACTTGTACTTTATCAATAGCCTTTACAACGAAGTCCGAGAAAGTCAACTGATTCGCAAAGTAAGGGATTCCATCAGGCGCGTATTTATATGATTTTGCAGAAATAAGAGTACGATGGGCATTGTCTTGTAGACTTCTCTTAACTACATCAAACAGACGGAAAGACTTTTCGTTAATGCTCTTTTTGGGAGAAATTATTACTCTATCGTTTTTCTTGTACCAGTCAAATAAAAGTTTGCCATTAGCATCTGCATTGCAGAAGCAGCCGGACGCAGAACACACCATTTTCATCAAGTCTCTAGCATTAACGCCAGAACCAGTGAACTTCTGAATTTGGTAGTCTTTATTCAGACGAGGTTCGTTCGCAAGCTCCAACTCGCACTTAGCGGCAAGCGCCGTTGCGAAGTCTTTAATTGCGATGGGAAAAATAAGCGCATTGAGCCATTCTGTGACATCAACATCAAGAAGTGATACGTTATCATAGGCCGTCACTTTATACTTGTTTGAACCTGTCTTTTCTGGCTTGTCGCATGTAAAAACGCCAATTTTTGTTTCTATGTAAAGGTCGTTATCGTCCTTGTAAACCTTGTAATATGTCAATACCGTTCCTTGTGTTACGCTAAGAGCGCTGTCGGAATTGACCCAAAACTCAATCTCAACAGCGCTCGCGCACACAGAACCGGGTGCGATGTCACTGTCAGAGTTTGATGAAGTAGTCCAGTCAACGCCAACAATGTTGCTTTGAAGCGCTGTTCCGTCCGCTAAAACAAACTTATCTTGAAACATCTAAAACACCACCGTTCTTGTTATTCTTATTTTACGCTCCTGTGCCGATAATGTCAAACTTAAAATCCCTATACAGCCCATTGTAAAAATATGTGCTGTAAGAAGAACCGCTTGAAGTGGAGCAATATGCTTCAAACGTCTCCAAAGTTCCGTTCTCTTTCGGGCAAGTAAACTGGAACGTCTTGCCTTGAACAAGGTTATTCATGTAAGCTAACTGCTCTTTAGTAACAGCCTTGTAAGAGAACTTCGCTTTAGGGATTCTCCGTTTGACCCACTCGATGTGCATAACTCCATCTTGTGTGCGGCCAGACCCCTCTGCGGCAATGGAGTTCCATTCCATCTGAATGCCGCCGTCAGCATCAGGCTCATACAGGGGCGTTCCATCAACAAAAAATTGCGTTGACAGCGGCCTGTCAAGCGGACTTGCCATTGTTATGCACCCCCATTGATTACTGCTTGCTTGCGATTGTATCTGGAAGCCGCCTTGCCAATCACATCATCGCCAATGCTAACTTCGAGTTGATTGTCATTGATTGCTTGCACGACAGCCATACACCCTTGCCAGAACACATCTGCAAGGCTTGCATTTGCGTCCATCTGCGCTTGCGTGAAAGAACCCATGTCGTTACCGAACTGCCCGGAAACGCTGTCTACGCCGAGCATAGGTACTGTCATTGCAGACTTCATGCCGGAAGCAAGGTTATTAACACTAGAATATACCAAGTCTGCGTTAGTGTCAATACCATTTGCAAGACCGCGCATAAAATCAGGCATCCACTTCTCGTAATCGCGAAGAACGCCCTCGTCAGGACGCGAGAAGTGAAGCACAGATGCAATGCCTTGAGCAACTGCGTCAGCGGCGCTCTTGGCCAATTCCTTTGCCCTTCTGATACCGTCAGACAAGCCCTGCACAAAGTCAGAACCCCAGCCTTTGGCAGTTTCTTTCATCTTGGAAAGGTCGAGCGCTTCCTTGACTGTTCTAATTGCGCTACGGACTTTTTCAATAAATCCGTTAATGCCATTAGTCAAGCCTTGGACAATGTTTTCGCCAAAGCCCTTAAAGACAGTGGACGGAGAATGGATTCCGAAAATGTCCTTAAACCAGTCAATGACGCTATTCCACTTTTCTTTCCACCACTGCTTAAATCCAGCCCAAGCATCTTGAATTCCTTGGATAATGCCGGGAATAATCTCTTGCGCCCACTGAATGATGCCATCAACAAAGTTTCTAAATTCCTCGTTTTCGTCATACAGCTTTACGAAAATGGCAATAAGCGCAGCGATTGCGGTGATAACTAAACCAACGGGGTTTGTAAGCGCGCCGATAACTACCGTAACGGCAGAAATAGCAACTTTAGCCGCCATAATTGCGGCAATAACCGCTGCAATTACGCCAGCAACATAGCCAATTTTCTCCGAAATCTTAGAAATTGTATCGCCGTGCTCGTCGATGAAGCCAAAAATATCTTGAATTTTGTCATAAACAGGGCCAAGTGCTTCTATTATAAACTTGTAAATCACAGTTGCAGCGTCAGAGAATCCTTGAATAAAACCGCTTGCGAACGGAGTGATAATATTGTTAATGACGATTGATAGGTCGTTCATAGTATCTTCAAGCAACGTCAATGCGTTATTGAACAGCAGTGCACCAATGCGGCCTTCTCCGAAGAAGTTTTCAAAGAACGATGTATCGACTGTCCTTGCAAGATTTCCGATAGATTGCCATAGATTACCTGCGGCAGACTTCAAACCTTCGGAGTGTTCATCCCATATTGCACGCATCCTATCTAGTGCCGCACGGAACGGCTCTGTCAGGCTCTTCATGCTATCTTCTACTTCCGAACGCTCCCACATCGCAGACGGGTCAACGCCAAGAGTGCCGCCAGCGCCGCCGCCTTGCGAACTTTGCACAACTTCGAGTTCGTCAAACCCAGCAAGGAACGCTTTTTGAGCTTTGCTGCCAGATTTCAGAGAGTTCGCGTAGTTGACATTGTTCTTAATTGCCTTGTTATAGAACGAACGGCCAGTTAGCGCGGAAAGGAAGTGTGAAAGAACATTAAATGCGTTCGCGATAGCAGATGCAAGCATATTAAATGCGGGAGTTAATGCGGAGATGATGGGTTCTACCGCCGCCATAATTGCATTACGCGCAAACAGCAAGTTTGATGCAACGGACGAAATGTTGTCGTTGAAGCTGGCAATAGCACCAGTCGCGCCTGTGTCAAATTGCTGCGACCAAATGGCCATTGCGTTTGCTGATTCTTTCGCAGCGTTTGTGATTGACTTAATCACGCCACGAACTATACGATAGAACGCGATGCTTTTGACGGAACGAGTCAGCTGTGCAAGGAATGTATTGTTCTCTTTTGTTGCCTTTTTTACTGGCTCGTCCATATCTTCAACTGAATCATTTGCTTCTTCTTGTGAATCGTAAAAATCATCTAGTTTCTGTTTTGCAACTTCAAGTTGAACGCCGTAAGAAGCGAGCTTTTGCTGTGCCTGTGATAACGCTAACTGCTTTTTAGCTAAAGCAATAGTGCTCCTATCCATAGCGGCATCATCGTCATCATCAATTTCATCTTGCAGATATTCCAAGCGTTCTATTTCTGCTGCGAGGATGTTGATTTTTGCGGCTTGATTTTCAAATGCAGCGCTTGCGCTTGCAACCGCGCTTTGAAGTCTTGCTTCCTGAGAATCAAATTCATCAAGTCCGAGACCGTCTAACGCTGCGTGAGCGGCTTCTACTTGCTCCGCGATTGACGACGCAATGTTTCCTTGGGAAGTTGCATTTAGCGTGTCTTGTAGTGTTCTGCTTGTATCTCTAAGAGAATCCATAAGTTCTGATAGAGCATTTATAGCACCTCTAGCATCGGAGTTGATTTCAAAACCGAGTTCATCAGCCATTTGTCTCACCACTCTCCCGTTTGTGTTTTTCTTTAATCATCTTGTTCCACTCCAAAGACCAAGCATAGAATTTGGCGGCATCTGCGTTCATTCCAGCTGTTTTTTCTTGCTCTGGCTTGGAAGTCAAATTCAATTCTGTGGGCTTGTCTGGATATGCCGTCTTGCCAAAAGAAGCACCGAGAGCGCGAAGAACATACGCTCCGTTAAGCCATGCGGAGACATTGTTCGTTTCAAGCGTCATGTCGGTTTTTATCTTGAAAGCGTCATAAAAAGGTTGCAACAAAAAGGGGTTGAGCGACCAGAATGTGTCATACCCAACCCCCATTGCCAATGCTTGCGGTAGCCACCCTTTATAGATGGCATCGCGCATATTTTTGTATTTTACGCTTTCTTTTCGGGAACTTTCTGCACAGTTGCTTTCCCCGTGTCTGCTTTCTTGGCGAGAGCGCGAAAAAAACCGCTTTTCTCCATTGATTCAGTCATAACGCTGACAAGTTCCTTGAGGTCGTTCCCTTCCTCAACATACTTTTCAATGTCAGCACCAGCTTCCTCAACAGTCTCATCAAGAGCCAGCGCAACGAAAGCGCGAAGCGTAGACAGAGTTTTGCCACTTGAACCAAGGTCGATGCCCATGTCCTCAAGTGCGCAAACATGATTGAATGTGACTTCCATTACGGAAAAGTCTTTGCCGTTAATTTTCATAATTGCTCTCCTTTAACTATGAGTTAGGCTTTATAGTTTGGCGCTCCCGCCTCGCCCAATAAAGGGTGCAAGGCACGGAGCAGGGGAATTTCCCCATACTCCGCAGGAGAGCGCCTTGCTGTTGGTTAAGCAGACGGCTTTTTGGTCTTGACCTCGGAATCGCAAGTGACGATAATCTTAGCTTCCACAACTGCGCCAGTGCCAGCACCAGAGACATAAGTAGAAACCTGACCGGAGAAGAAGAAAGAACCCTCACCGCCAGCACCGTCATTGCCGAAATCCAGCTCAAAGAAATGCTGTGCGTTGTCATCGAGAGCCTTTACCTTTGTGAAGTCTGCCTTAGTGTAGTTGTAAGTAAACTCAAAACTGCCAGCATCTTGCAGACCTTGAATGTACCGCTTCATCTTGTCACGCAGAGTAGTGACTTCGATGGTGTCAGGGGCAGAGCCAAGGTCAGGAAAGTCCTTGACGGCAACCAGTTCTGTGTAAGTGCCAGCAGCCGTATCAGAGGTTTTGAGAACTACGTTATAGCTTGAAATAGCCATTTAATTTTACCCCCTGTAGGTTGTATCTGTTTCAGTGTTAATGATGGCAGTAAAACGCATAACTACACGTTGATATTTCTGCGTCTTATCGCCCATATTTGGGTCATGGGAATCCATTTGAAACCCTAGTTCCTGCATTGCGTTAGCCGCGAGATTTGCGATAGAAGCGGCATTTTCTCGGTCATTCTCGCCTTGCGTGTATACATTCACATCAAAAGCATAACGTACATGATGCCAACCGGCAGAATCATAAGTAGAACTTAGCGCACTGCTGTCTGTCTGCGTGACAATAACAGCTGGGTAATGCGGGTCGCCAGTATTTGCACCAGCATAAACCCGAATACCGCTAACTTCGCCTTTCAGCTTCGAGAGAAGATACTTACGAATATCAATTTCATAATTCTTAATATCCACCTTACTTCTCCTTTAGCTGGATTCCATGTTGCGCGAAAGATGTGCGAACCCATGTAGGCATATTTTTCTTGACTTCTTGGACAGTCAGATACATAGGTGCTTGAGCCTTTTGGCCGCAAGTGAAAATGTGCTTTTGACCTGTTTTGGGGTCTGTGTATGGCATATCCCCGGGTGGAATCCACTGTCCGTAAGGAACGTGCAGTATCTTTCCATTCTGCATTGTAATATATTCGTCCTTGCCGGAGTGTTTACCGGAATTGTAATTCCAAGTACCGCCCTCTGGGTTCGGATTTCCACCGGGGAATGTACCAACACCGTTAAGACCAGTGCCATACTCAACAAACTTTGCGTTAATGTCGTGGTTGTAAATTCGTGCGCGGTAACTCTTACCAGTTGACTGCCACTCAACATCCACGCCATCTGCATCCGCAAGTCTGTCGGAGTATTCAGCTTTAGCGCGTTCTACAACATAATCATGCGCGGATTCAGTGTATTTCTGAATATCCTTTGCCATGATGTCATATTGTTTCACAAGCTCTTTTATTCCCTTTGTTCCGAGCCATACTCGCCTTACACTAGGCATTGGAATCACCTATGCTTCAAACCGATTCTGACTTGATTTATGCTATCCGCGACTCTGTCAACAATCAAGTTAGCAGAGCCGTCCTGCGGTGTCTTATTGTGCCATACAAGAGTTTTCCCCTCTACAAAGTTCAGTAACCCAAACTCTTTGCAAGTCACAGTTATGACATAATCATAACCAAGCCACATGCCGTTTTCTGTTCCGTATGCGTAGCCTGTCGGTGCGGAGATGTTAAGCATGGCGTGAATCGGGTCGCTGTATGTTAATACATCGTTGCCCGTTTCATCTTCGCCAGACACAACAGGATTGGAGAACCAGACGCTACGCTTGTTCTTTTCAAGACTGCGCATCTGTTTTCACCGTAGGAACGCCGCAAAAGGCCACAACGTTGTTTCTGATGAAGTCCTCGATGCTTTCATAAGTACGATGAACTCCGTTCTCGATGTGCTCTTTTTCGCCTTCCGCACCTCTCAAGTTGTACATACGCTCCGCAACTTCTAGTTGCAGAAAACCGTATCGGGGCGGCAATCCAACGCCGGATGTGTCCTTGTACGGATACACCGCCCCTACGATTCTATCACTAGCTTGAGTGAGCAACAGAATTAGGAGTTCATCTTCGTCTGTGCCATCAATGCCGAGCATGATTTTCAACTGCTGAAGTTTTTCTTCCATAACTCTGTTCTCACTCCTTAATACCGACTTAGATTAGCCGTTAGAGACAATCTTAGCCAGCTTGATGTTCTTTGCATCCCAGACCTTAGTCCAGTTAGCAGCAGTGCCAAGTTCGGTGCGGGTGGGAGAGTTCTTTGCAATCTTGGTCGTGTCAATAGACATGCCCAGCGGATGCAGAGCCATACCCCACTTGCTGTACAGCTTGTTCACGCCGCCCTTGCTCACGGGGTCGTAATCGACATAGTTCGGACGGTCAATGCGGACATTCCGAGCAGTAGCGATAGCGCCCTCACCAAGCAGGTAGGTGTTGTAGGTGGTCAGGCCGTCCTTAGTGCCAGTTGTCAGACTGTCATCGACCATAACCAGATACTTGTTCAGCAGCAGACCGAATTGAACGCCACGGCTATAAGCGCCGGGAGTGGTAGCGATGTTGTTGACCAGTTGCAGTTTCAGCAGGTTGGTGTACACGCGAGAGTGCATAGCAACCATGGTCAGGTCATCGAAGTTGTCACCCAGAGCCTCCTGCGCAGCATCAAGGAAAGTATCGCCGGACAGGCGGTTCTCGGCAGTGGCAGTGGCAGTGGTCTGGCTACCCTTGCTTGCGGAAATGTCCTTAACATGAGTGCTCATGCCGGAAACGCCCAGAACACCGTCAACAACGGCCAGCAGCTCTTTCTGGTTGTTCTTCTGCTGGTAGTAAGCAACCTTGCGAGCAACATCGCCCAGAGGGTCAGCGCCGGTCAGCTCACGAGTGAAGTCTTGGTCTTTCCAAGCGGCCATGCGGCGGAACGCCATGCCGGTCTGCTTGTTAGAAGAAACCTCAACAGGGGTGTTGTCAGTCTCGCCGTCATAGTTCTTAGCATCGCCAGACAGGGGCGCGTAGTTGGGAACAGTGAAAACGTTGTTCTTGTCGGTCAGAACTGCGGAAATGTCGGGAGACACGCGCAGAACGCCAGAGTTGATAATTGAAGTGTGTACGGGGTCTACCTCTTGGATGTAATCAGTGAAAACATCGGGGTCGAAGTAGAAGCCGCCAAAAGTACCGGTAACAGCCATTGTCTGATTCCTCTCTTTAACTTAGATTTAGAAGTGTTTCGCCAATTTCGCGGATTCGGCTTTGTACAGTTCAGGGTTTTTCTGTTTAAGCTCCATCCGTTCCTGCATGGTCATCTTGGAGAACTCTTTCTGACCATCGCCAGAACCGCCACCAGAGGGTTGTTTCATGCCTTGCATGAGTTCCTGCCGAATTTGAGTTGTGATACTCTCCTTCTCGGCGTTGTAGGTGTCGATGATGGTTTGAGCGCCAGCCATCGCATCTTCATCTTCCATGTCGGAGAACTTGTCAATCAGCTTGGAATACCCATCTGCTTTAATGCCGTTCTTCGCAAGTTCAGATTCAATCTTACTCTTGCGCCGGTCTTTCATGAGCGCTGCGTTTTGTGCCTTGATAGCAGCAATGTCAGCGGCTTGCTTCTCTGCATCTGTCATTTTGTTTTGTTTCAGTTGGTCTAGTTCAGATACAGCGTTCTGATACTTGCCAGCGTCAACATACTTGCCAGTGCCGAGGTCTGCCAGCTTAATGCCCTTTTGTTGAAGCGCGGTTTCAAGTTGCTCTTTGGTCATGCTCTCTGCGTCGCCAAAGATTGCGGTAAAGTCAAATGCCATAAGAGTTTTCCTTTCCACTGTTTAAACGTGTTGTGAATCCACAGTCTCTTGCAGTTAAACGCCAGCAAGATAGGCGAAATATCTTAAATCAGAGTTATTGCTCCGATTTAGCCTTGTTGACTGCGTCATTTTCGGCGTTGTTATCGCCAGAAGTTGTCGTATCATTAGCTTTAGCATTGCGCTGTGCGTTCTTTGCGCTGTCAGCGTCCTGCTTTTTATTTGTCATATCATCAGTTCCGGTGCGTTCCTCTTGCTGCGTGTTATCTACTTTCCACTTGGGAATAATAAATTCCTCGCTCATTGCATAAAGGTTCTCCGGGTCACTGGTGATGTCGCTAAGAGAAATCGCGCCAAGCGGATGCACGCCAGCTTGAAGCAGATTCAAAAGCACTTGGCTCTTGTTCAGCAGATTGTCGGTTCTGTTCCTAGTAAACTTGATGTCAATATCTGCTGTTTCAAGACCTGTAACTTTGAATTGCGGATAGCTTTGCAGAATCTTCAAGGTGACAAGAATGGTTTCCCGCTCACTCTTGAAGAACATCTTCTCAAAGCTCAACGCACGGCTCTCTGCGTTAGTCCAACCTTGACCAATGATAAGCGCTTGACCAGTGTTGCCACCAGCAGAAGCGCGTCTATCAGGCACACCGGCGATAGCAAGAACCTTGTTGTACATATCCTCGACAAGCGTCTGTGTCTGGTCTTGATTCAGTTCGCTTGTGATGATGTCAACATCCGCAGTGTACTGACCATTTGACTGAACCTTGATAGCGCCAAGTTCTTTCATCGCCTTAAAGGTATCTTCGTCAATGTCGCAGTTAATGAACTTGATGAAGCTCTGCACAAACTGCTCTACACCATCAACGCGGTTTGAAACTGTTTCGTTTAGCGCGTCAAGAAGCTCGATAACAGGCTCAAAAGAACCCAATCGTGAAGTGTTAGCGTCATACTCAACAATCGGGTTAATCCCCATAGGATTGGGCGCAACTTCAAATTGGGTTGTCCCACTGACAACAATGTCCATCCAAGACGTTGACTGGTCGCTGTCATCAGCAACGGGCATTGAATACGGAAGCGATGTTGTGTACACATTGTCATCCGTATAGGCAACGATTTCAACCGTGTCAATCTGACCAGAGCCGTGCTTCCTGTGATAACTGCAACTTAGAAGTTTTGAGTGCTCCATGTTTGTGCTGTACACACAAAAAGTGTTTCGCGGGTCAAGCACAGATGTATGGAACGGCGGTGCAGACTTTTCCTTTCTGCGCATAGCGGAAGCGGAAAGCGGGAAAGTAGCCTTGTAGCCAACGCCACACTCAAAAATCCAGTCAGCAAGCTCCCTGTCTGTATTCGGCTTGTCATCGTTAAGGCAAAGCGTGTTCAGCTTGTTCACCTTGTCCTCATTGCCGCGTTTGCGCAACTTAGAGGACTGTTCTGGCGGTTCTTTTTTGTCGGTAGTATAATCTGCCGTCTGAACCCTGTCATCGTTTTTAGCCCTTGCTACATAGGTTACAGGAGAGCCAAAGCAATAGCCAGTCTTGAACTCAACAATCTCATACGCATGGTTCTCAACAATCTTGTTGTTGATTTCCGGGCGCACTTCCTTTGTGCGGTCAAGTACAGGTTGAATACCCTTTGTATAATTATGCAAATAGTCAATGTCTTGAGCATTGTTAAGGTGAACAGGAATCGCATCAGCCAGAATCCGAGCGACTGCAACAGCGTCAATTTCATCAGGTTCATAAGAAGAATAGATTCTATTTCGGCCTTTATTAAGCATTAGTTCACCCCCATTTGCTTGCTTACATAATAATTTATTTTCGGCCTACGCGCAACAATCTTGTCGTAGTTTGCTCTCGCACTTGAAAAAGTTGCCGTCATAAGTTATAATTAAGCCATAAACATCATGGAAAGGGGTTGACAAAGTGGAAATTAAGCCACTCACGGCCAAGGAATTGACTTTCAAGGGCTACGGTTCGAGCACAACAATTAGCAAGTATGTTGCAATGGGTATGCCAAGGCATGGAGTTAGAGGTAACTACTGGTTCATTGAGGAAGAAGTAAAACAATGGATTCTTTACCGTGGCGAAAAGCTGTTTATAGCTTGTCCGCATTGCGGAAAACTGATTCAAGTTCCTAAAGAGGTGGTTGCAAATGCAAAGACAACAACAGATTAACGACCATAAGCGAATCGCTTCGTTTTCCAAGCTGCTGAAAGAGAACCCGAAGGACATTCGACTTGCGGAAGCATTGCTTTCTGCCTGTGCAAACGCAACCGCAAAAGATGACGGCAGTTATGAAACAAAAACAGTAGAAGCAGAGTATGCCTTTAAGAAAGGCATGGAAGTTTACAACTCCTGTCTGTTCAACGCGGCAAATGCGCGAGATATTGATGACAAACGTAAGTGGCTTGTTTTAACTAAGAGTTCGCTTCTGTTTTTGGCTCATAAATATTTTGACAGTTTCTTGCTCTACTTGGAGTTTGACCGCAGACCAGACAAGCGCTTTTACGCCCCAAGAAAGAACCAGCTAAAAAAGATTGTTGACGGCTATCAAGACATAGCAGACGGAAAACTAGACCTTTTGACGGTTTCCATGCCGAAAAGATGCGGAAAATCGCAACTTGGTTCGATTTTGTTCTCAATTTGGCGAGCTGGAATGTACCCCGATAAGTCAATTCTGTTGACAGGACAAGGCGACCAGCTTGTAAAATCGTTCTATGACGGTTGCCTTGAAATCATGCAGGACAGGGCAACTTATAATTATTGGGATGTTTTCCCGGGAGCAACCATTGCGAACACTAACGCGGAGTTAAAGTCAATCGACTTGAACTCAAAAAAGCGTTTTCCCACAATAACGTGCCGTTCCATTGACGGAAAACTGACGGGCGCTACGGAAGCAAGCAATTTTCTTTCGATTGACGACCCCGTGAGTGGCTTTGAGGAAGCGAACAACTACGCTCGCCTTGATTTGCTGTGGAACAAAATCCGTGGTGATGTACTCGGCAGACGAAAAGAGGGCGTTCCGATTATCATTATCGGAACTCGGTATTCTATTCATGACCCTATCGGTCATTTGCAAGAAATGGGCAAACAGCTTGGTTGGCGTGTGAAGATTGTCGAAGTGCCAGCGCTTGACCCCGTTACAGACGAATCAAACTTCCGTTACAAATACGGTCTTGGTTTCAGCACTGAATATTACAGAAACGAGCGAAAACTAACACTAGAAAGCCAGTGGGCATCTGAATTTCAGCAGCAGCCCATCGAAACCCGCGGCACTATCTTCCAAAAAGACACACTTCAATACTATATGGAACTTCCACAAGGCATTGAACCGGACGCAATTTTATCCGTCACCGATACGGCTCTTGGTGGCGGTGACTTTACATCAATGCCGGTAGGATATATCTACGGAGAAGATGTTTACATCGAAGATGTTGTTTACAACTCTGCGTTACCGACAATAGTTGTCCCAGAGATTGCGCAGAAATGCAAAAAGCACAAAATATCAATCAATCAGGTAGAATCAAACAACCAAGGTTTGATGATTGCGGAACACATTGAAAAGGAACTGCAAGTGATTGGGGCGCACACTTCAATCAGAACGAAGCTAACGACAGCAAACAAGCAGACAAAAATCCTTACGCAGTCAGACTATATCAAAAAACACTTCTTTTTCAAGCATGAGAGTATGTACGAAGCTGGAAGCGAATACGGCGCTGCGATGCGCGAAATGTGGTCTTATTCACAGCTTGCCAAGAATAACCATGATGATTTCTGCGACAGTTGCAGTCAGCTGTCAATTTTCGTGCAAACAATAGTTGGGTGCAAGGTTACTGCTTTCAAAAGACCTTTCTAAACCTATTGACTTTTTAAGTTGGATATGGTATCATACTGGTAGAGGTTCTATCCGGGAGTCGCAGCTCGAATGGGGCTTGACAATCGAATAGAGCTTCTCAAGAATAGCTATCAAGTTGTGTCTGCGACCACAATTTGGTGGCTATTTTTGTTGCTAAAAGCAAAGGAGAGCGAACAATGCACCACTATTTCAACACGGAAATTGCAAAAGAAGTAGGCGTTAATGCCGCAGTCATCCTAGAAAACATCGCGCACTGGGTTTTTAGAAATCAAGTGAGCAACAAAAATTACTTTGACGGTCATTACTGGACATACAACAGCAACGCGGCTATGGCAGAACTATTCCCTTATATGAACGCAAGGCAGGTAAGATATGCGCTAGATGCGTTGAAAAAAGCAGGTTTAATCCTAGCTGGAAACTACAACAAAAACAGATACGACAGAACGCTTTGGTACACAGTATCAGATTATTGCGCGGAGAAGTATTTCTCTGAAATTGTCCATTTGACAAAAACGACAAATGGAACAGGCGAAAGTGTCCAACCTATACCAGATATAAACACAGATAATAAACCAGATAATACTTCTCAACAAACTGATTCGAGCGAAAACGATGCACCAATTCCTGCGGAATCGGTGAGAAGCGAAGAAGTTTCTGAATCTGTGAAAAAGTCAACCAGAGGGGAAACTTCTTTCTATCAGCAAAAGGGCGAAAGCCCGGAAAAGAGCGCCGCAGGCATTGTAAAGGAGAATCCGCTTGTTAAAAATTTAACAGATATGGATGATGATAAGGACATCAAATTGTTGAGAGCAGCGCTTCTTGGTAAGGCATACGGCATGGCGATTATGGAAGAAGTTCCGTTTTCGATGCAATGTGGCACAGACCACAGAACTGCCACTCTCACAATGAAAGGGGCGTTTGACTATTGGCTCGACCATGCACTATATCGTGAGAGCGCGAGAGAGGCCTATTTAAGCAAGTTTCTTGAAGCATGGAAAAATATCTGCGATAACTGCGCAGACCGTTTTTGGATGCCTGTGCGGGGCGGTGATGGCTATGTGTGGCAGAATGTAATCAAAGGTTATGCAAATAACTGGAATCCGGGTACTCCAAGTGAGCGCCGGGAAGCCAAAGCAAAGGAGATTTTTGAATGAGTGCTGAAATTTGCAGAACGTTGACACTTGCTTTTCTGATTGTATTTTTCGACTGCCTTGTTTTATCCTACTTTTTCTGCATGTTAGGCGCAATGTTTAGTGAAATGGGCAACAGTAAAATGGGAAAACTGATGGAGAAATGCACAACTGTAATGATAGTGGTTTTCGCGTTGTCGCTTGTTTCTGCTTTAAACTTTGGCATTTTTCACTTTATACTCAAATAATACATAAATCCTGCAACATCTGTCCATTCACATACTGCGAGAGACGCGGTATAATCATACCAGAGACAGAGAAAGGAGATTTGACATGGACGAACTGCTTAAAAATTGCAACACCGACCTTTTCAAGGTCGGAGATAAAGTCAGAATAAGGCAAGACATTAAAGGACTGTTTGTTTTAAGGACTACAGATATTGGAAGATACTCAAGGATATTCCCGAACAAAATTCAAACTGGGGACTCATGCTATAAAATTACTGGTGGCATGGTTGCGTGCGCTGGTAAAATAGCAGAAGTGACAGAAATTATTCAAGGCCCACCAGAATCTTTACTTTTAAGCACTCTGTATAGGCTTAAAATCAATGGAAGCTATTCTGAATGGTGTTGGAAACACGCTCTGCTTGAAAAAGTGGAAGAAGGCAATTCCGACAATTCTGCTGAAGTCGATGGCGCTAAGTGGGAATTACCGCTGAAAGTAGGTCAAAAAGTTTTAATCCGCAAAGATTTAAAAGAATGCTTTGATAAATTTTGCATTTGCGGCACGGAGTTCGGAAGTGCTGGTGTTGTGCATCAAATGGAGAAATTTGGCGGCTGTATTGCTACTATTACAGAGGCTTTACCAAATGAGTGCATTGTAGGCGGTTACGTTTACAATCTGGCTGTTACTGACGTGGATTATGATTGGCAATGGGATATTTCAATGTTTGACGGATTTAACGCTTGGAGAGACAAACAGGAAGCAAATGCAAAGCGCAGGACAGAATCTTCCCCGTCTTTTCCTCTCAAGGTCGGAGATACAGTAACAGTTAGGCGCGATATTGCCAAAAGGCGCGATAAAAGCGGGTATGTATGGTCTACTGTGAATGGCCGAAAAATAAAATCGCCTTTAGTAACAAGCAGTATGGTTAGTATGGCGGGTGAAGTTGGTAAAATTACAAGTATTTATTCCAAAGGCGAAGATACCGTTTACGCATTGGCGTTTTCCAATCCAATGTATGATGGATTTCTTTGGAGCATAAGTTGCCTCGAAGAATTTCACGACTACAAGGCTTATGTTGAGGGAAACAGCGGCAAAAAGAAAGCGCCACAGAAAAAATCGAAAGAACACGGAGAAGATTACTACGGAAATAGTAAGTATGAAAAAATAGATATATCGGGAATCAAGGCTGACTTCTTTGCGTATGATTACAAAGGCAGGAAGAAAATGTTCCCAGACATTGACGGATTTATCACCAAGATTGATGTAACAATCATTTCCGGCGATGAAACAGGTCTGGTTTACTTCGTGAAAGACGGCAAATCAAATAGAATTGCGTTTGATGCAAGTGTTGGAACTCGGTTCATATCCTATGACGACGGCACTTACACTGTTGAGGGCAAAGACAACATCAAAAAGTGGCTAAGTTGGAGTTACGACAAAGACAAAGCCAAGAATGTGAACTACGCAATTCAGCACATGATGGATTTCTTGGACGGTGACAAGTGATGCCTTATGCCAACACGGAAAAGCGACTGGCGTACCACAGGAAGTACAACAAAGAAACACGGGAATGGGCTAAGAAAAACGGGATTTGCGTTGTTTGTTGCAAACAAAAAGCCGATGAAGGTTATGCTACTTGTTTGCAATGCCGTATGGCCGACAGAGAGCGGTCTAAAAAGCCGAGAAATATCACAGCTGATAAAGTTGCCGAACAGAAAAACAAACGCGCACAACGCCGCTTAGACCTGATAGAGCAAGGTATATGTACGCAGTGCGGGAAGCGGAAAACGGGCGAATATCAGATATGCGACATTTGCAGAGCAAAAATCAACGCAAGGCGCAAGAAAAAGTATAACGAATCAAAAGAAATTCCAATCGTTCTTTACGGAGAACATGGAATGTGCGCAAGATGCGGAAAGCCTACTTACGCTAACTCAAAGTTGTGCAAGTTCCACTACGATGTTGCTGTACAGAACCTAGGCAAAGCAGAGAACCGCGGTTCTGAAACATACAGAAAAACGAATCAACTATTTTTTAAACGAAAAGGAGCAGACAAATGAAAGTTTTTCTTGATGTTGGCGCATATATGCCGACATACGCTCACGATGCAGACGCGGGAATGGATTTGCGCACACCGGTTGCGTTTATCGTCCCGGCGCATGGCGATTTCACAGTTGATACTGGCGTTCATGTGCAGATTCCTGTCGGAAATGTTGGCTTTATCAAGTCAAAGAGCGGTCTGAACGTCAATGCCGGTCTGACTGCAACTGGCGTTGTGGATGCGCTCTATGACGGCAGCATTCGCGTTAAGCTGTACAATCACAGCGACGAGGATTATGTGTTCAGCCGTGGAGATAAAATCACGCAGATGGTTATTCTGCCGATTGCTAAGTTCGACTTAGAGTTAATCGACACGCAGGAGTGCTTTGAAAAGTCAGAGCGCGGTTCTGCTGGCTTTGGTTCTACGGGAAAATAATAATGCACGAACAGTTCGGGAAAGTCGAACAGTTTGAACTGTTTGGAAAAGTTGCGAAAGAAATGGAGAATTAAAGATGAAAGAACTTACGATTGCTGCTAAAGACTTTGCAGAGCTTTTTGCTGATGCTGACAAAATGGTCGCTTTGCGCGAGATTGATGAACATGGTAGAGAGACTGGGCGAAAGGTGGTTTGCAAGGTAGTTTCCGCGTCAATGTATATTGGCGGCAAAGAAGTCAAAAAGGCAGACGATGGCCTGATGATTCGTCCCGGCTATTATAACCCGAATTCCGCTTACGAGCCGCGCAAGGTCATCAAGGCATGGGGTCTTGACTGGAATCTCGGCACCGCTCTGAAATACATTGAGCGCCGTGGGAACAAGCAGGGCGAAACAACGCTGAAAGACCTCAAAAAAGCACTTACTTACATTCACTTCGCAGTTGAGGACGAAGAAGAACGCCTTGCGTCCGAAAAGGGGGATAAATAATGCAAGTTGAACTTATTGCGTATTCTACGCCGATTAAAGGCAGATGCAATCCTATGGCCATTGTTGAGCGGTGCGCAAGTGTCTGTTATGACAGTGAACCGGATTTCGACAAGTTCCGCATTTCAAAAGGCTGTGCAAAAACAGGGCACATGAGCGTGTTTGAACACGCATACTTCACATTCCGTGTGGCAGAAATCAGCCGTGCTTGCCTTGCACAGCTTACAAGGCATCGGCATTTCAGCTTTTCCGTGCGTAGCCAACGCTATTGTGATGAAAGCACAATCGGGTGTATTATTCCGCCAACGGTTACAGAAGAACAGTATGAAATTCTCATGCAATCTTACAGTGATTCAATCGACAAGTACGCATTTTTGACTTCGTCTGGCATGGCTAAGGAAGATGCGCGGATGGTTCTTCCCAACGCCGCAGAAACGGAACTGTACGTGTCAATGAACGCCAGAGCACTGATTGAAGCAAGCCATTTGCGGCTGTGCAACAGAGCGCAAGAGGAAATCAGAACGATGTTCGGCAAAATGAAAAAAGAAGTCGAACAAGTTTCTCCCGAAATTGCAGAGATGATGGTTCCTAAGTGCGAGGTAAATCCGAGTTATCCGTTCTGCACGGAGCGGAAAAGCTGCGGAAAGCACCCGCAGTTAAGCGAGGTTTACGGAAAGTGCAAGTGCAATGGAAACTGCGAGGTGAAAAACAAATGACACCGATGACACAGAACGAGAAAATGGCTGAATCACATTGCCAGTTCACGATGTCCAAGTACGGTTGCGACGAGTGCGCCAAGCATTGTGCTCTAGCGGACATCTGCAAGGCTTGTGACGGTGATTTCAGCCGCAGCATGGGTGAAGATACAATCGCGGCAGATAAGGCCGTACAAGCGCTGGAAAGGCAGGAAGCGGACAGCATTGCAAATTCCGTAATGGTGGAGTATTACAAGAAACAGCTTGAATCCGCAAATGAGGAAATCGCAACGCTGAAAGCGATGAACAAGATGCTCACGGAAAGCATCAAGAATTTGACGGCAAAGGGGTGAGTTCATGATTTTCAGAATCCTGTGGTTTGTGTTCATGTACTTGGTTGCCGGGACTGTGATTGCTGGGGTTTGTATTGCGATTCTCGGCGATGATGCAGACAGATACGAAAACAAGGTTATTACGCTTGCAATTCTGATTTGGCCTGTTATGCTTGTGATACTTATCTTTGGTATTCTTACAGGAATCGCAATCAGAATCGGCAAAAAATAATCAGTTTTGCAACAAAAGTCCATTGCAATACAACATGGAGTGTGCTATAATAAAGACAATCCAACAGGGAAGCCATTTGAACGATTGCTTCATCTGGGGACGAACTGCTGTGTGAGTTCCAAGTCTTAAAGCACAGATTTCCTGCTGTTGGGAATACGCTAAAGCCATTAGAGCAAGGCACAACAGATTTTGCCTGTGATGGTTCAACGATTACTTGAATACCAGCGGGCATTATATTGCGGGTTAGCCAAGTGGAAAAGGCATCGCACTTTGACTGCGACATTCGCTGGTTTGAATCCAGCACCTGCAACCACCGTATAGTATGGGCTGTGTCCATAGTATACCTCCTTTTGGTAGTAATTGGGTTTACGATTTTTCCCCGATTACCGACCCGAGATGCTTATTCAGCCGATGGGTTTCAAGCAGCAGTCGGCTATTATGGTTTCTTAGTTTAAGCAAAGCAGTTGTCCATGGCAACAGATGATGGTGCGAATCCATCAGAAACCGCCACGAGCCTCGGAAAGGGGCTTTGCATGTCTTTTCTCCTAAAAGTCACAGCTTAAAGTTAAGACCGCAGACTTATAGCAGTTAGGTAACTTGGGCATTGCTTAATTGTGAGTTATAAGCGGTCATTCTTATGCAGAATAAACCCGCGAGGTGCGGGAGCGGTCTTGAAAGCCAGCTGTCGCAAAAGGCGATGGGGTTCGCGTCCTCTGTTCTGCGCCA